TATCAAGCCTATCTTCTCGTAGTATCCTCAATGGAATGGTCGTTGGAAACGGTGGTGTCTTATCGTTCGATACTGCTGCGACCTCACAGCTGACCTGCACAGGACCAATGATTGTCGACGTGAATGGTGAAGTAAACGCCGGAAGCACAGGCTCTCCATTATCTGCAAGCTACACAGCAACTCTAATTATGAACGGTGCAGCTGGTAACGCTGGTCTTGGTGTTCTTACTGGCGGACGCTTTATTGCTCAAGGTACACCTAAATCTTCTACGACACTTTGGAAGGGAACTTACGCATCAGGCGCAGGAACCGCTGCATCTCCATTAATCATGAACGAATCTGTCGACTGGTCAGTAGGTGACGAAATAATTATCTCTGCAAGTTCAGCTAGTGCAACCAACTATAACGAGACAGAGTCACGGTTTATCATCACCAAAAACTCCGCCACTAGCTATGTGGTTTCAAGTACATCCGGTGGAGCAGAAACAGCTCTCACATACACGCACACGGCCGGCACGATGGTTACAAACATCCAACGAAATATCATTATTAAATCACCAAGCTCAGCTACAGGGCAGTCCTACTACTTCAACTCTCAGCCTAACCAAACAAACATTGACCTTGACTGGGTGCGCTTTGAAAACGTAGACCCTAGCCTGTTCTTTGCTGTGGCTCCGCTCGGACAAATAGATATAGGTAACAACGTCAGTATTGACTACTGCGTTGGGTATAACAGTCCGGTCACGCTCTTTAGGATAAACAGTAAAACAACAGCACAGACTCATACCGGCCTTGTCGCATACAGCCCACTTGCAGCAACTTCAGGAGTAAACGCAGGCCTGACTGGTGGAATAGTGGTTCTTACTTGCCAAGCCCAAACCTTTGTCGATTGTTACTCACTACAAAACGGTTCAGCTGGTATCACTGTGAACGGCTCCTTCACCAATACATTCACAAGGTGTAAAGGTATCTCAAGTAATACATCGAACACTATTCCTACCGCCGGTGGAATTTTGAGTATTTCATCAGGACAGAACGCATATATAGATTGCGAAACACACGCCAACAGAGGTGGTGCAATCCGCCTCTCGACATCACTCGGAGAGACATTTACCGGCCTTCTATCAGGAACGAAGGGAGTAAACCAAACCACAGACGTACTTCCGGTTAGTTCTACGTTTAACGATGTCTTGTTTGATTCGTGTACGTTCGGTTCGGCAACAAGAATAAGTAATTACCTTAACCAAACTATTGGTTCAGAGATTCGTTTCAACCGACTTAACGATACCGACAACGTTCATGAGTGGTATACGGTTTACGGGTATGGAGCATCAGAAAGTACGATAGTTCGTAGCCCTGGGCTGTCCGTTAAATTGGTTCCTGAGAATCTTGCTACTGGCTTTACCTGGTCATTCCAAGTCCCAGCTACCGCCAACTCTATCGTCAGCTTCCGTGGCTTCTTCCTTAAGAATGCAACACTAGGAACATCTGTAGTGACTATTAGTTTATTCCTACCTGGTAACCAGCCAAGTGGAGGCGTGCCAGATGACTCAGTAGTCCTGGACAATACAACCGGCTCCTCTTTCTCAGACGCCAGTGAACAGTCAATTAACCTTGTTGCTAACTACACAGGAGATATTCCAGGTGTCGCAGTGGTAACAATAAACGTCAAGAGCAACACAGCTGGCGCGGCTCTATATGCAGACGACTTCTTCAACGCCGGTGACCGAACTGTAACCTTTGACCAGATTACGGGTCTTAACACTTGGGTGAATGGTAAGCCTATTAGCGTAATCCAACCATCAGTCCCTTCCGCAGACGATACCGCTGCTGCAGTGTGGTCTTACCTAAAGAGTAATATGGACACACCGAGCAGCGCCGGGCAAATGCTTAAGGACGTAGAAGATAACGCCGAATTGGCAGCGTTTAAGTAATGTTGCTGTGGTATACTGAAATTAACATAGGCGGGCGGAACTAGCAAAATGGCCTACACCCTTTCCGACATCGTTACCAAAGTACAACAACGTATTCGAGATACTGGGTACTCTTCCAGTGAAATCACTAACTACATCAACGATGCCCAGAACGATATTTTTAACGAATATCGCCTCCCTTTTATGCAAACAGAGCAAGACTATACGCTCACTCCTGGTGTGGCCGACATCACTAACGGCGTAGGTTTACCGACGAACTACGTGCAAGCTGTTGACCTAGTTATGACATCTAGCGGCGCTCAGTCGGCCCTTACCTACATCGACTTTGCCGAACTAGACCGAATGTACCCAGACTCTGAAGACACTACGGCCTATCCCGTAAATATTCCCACGATGTGGTACTTCTATGGCGATACCATTAAGGTGTTCCCTACCCCTGCGTCTGCACAGACGTTAACACTTCGATATTACAAGAAGCCGACCGAATTATCTGCTGACACAGACGTACCTGAAGTCCCATCTGAGTTTAGGGAAATACTGGTTATGGGCGCCGCTTACCGAGTAATGCAGGTTAAAGATAACTACGACCAAGCCGGTGTCATGCAGAATAAATACGATGAAATATTACAGAAGTTGGTGGTTAAGTACAGCATGCCCCAGGTAGGCACTGCCATGCGGCAAAAGATTAACCGATACGCTCGTGGGAAGCGTTATTACTAAACCCTATGGGCTGGGCTAACAGAGGCCAGAACGTCATACCCGCTATCGGCTCTAAGCAGGCGAGTATTGAGGCCAACGACTACAGTAAAGGATTTGATTCATTCCTTAGTAACGATAAGTTCCCTTTTAGGAACAACGACTCAAACATGTGGCGCTTGGCTCAAGACGCTCGTATTATTACGCTAGGTGAGTACGAGACCCGCAAAGGATTTGACTTTCATTCAGATGCAGTAGGGGAAACCCTTGACCAGTCCCAAACCTCGACTACAGGTGCTGCTGACCAATCTTTTAGCGAGACAACTTGGCTAGCTCAGCCTATGACTACAGGTAGTGCTGGTCAATTGTCTAAGATAGAAGTAAGACTCAAAAATGACGCAGCGGCATCGGGTACTATTCTAATTGAATTTTATACAAACAATGGTGGAGTACCTGGCACATTCATTTCTCGCACTTCTATCGACGCTTCTGAACTGGCGTCTTCTTATGCCTATGAAGTGTCAAGGTTTGTTAACGCCCCAACGTTAGCCTCGGCTACTCAGTATTGGATTGTCGCGCGGGTTCAATCGGTTGGTAGCGGTTCATACAAGTGGTCAAGCACCACAACTGCCACTACTGCACTTGTATCAACTAATTCAGGCACCAGTTGGTCAAGTACCTCATTCGCACTCAACTTTCGCCAATACTACGCGACGGCAGCCCCGGTAAAAGGTCTTCATCGAGCGTATAAGAGTGATGGTACAACCTGTACTCTATTCGCGTCTGGTACAACACTGTATGTGGTAAACGAAGTCTCCGGCGCCCTATCTGTTATAAAAAGTGGTCTAAGTGCGAGTGCCACTAACTACCGATTCGTTACGATTAATGATATTGTCTATTACATCAACGAATATGATGGGCTTCGTAAATGGGACTTCACCACAGAGAGTCAAGTAAACAGCACTAACTATTCTCTAATTAGCGAACATAAGGGTATGCTATTCCTTGTTGAGAAGAATGACCCCAACAAACTAGTTTTCTCTAACTTTGCAGTTTACGAAACATTCACCTCAACCGATTTTATTTATGTTCCGTCACCAAAAACAGGCGACCCAGTAACTGCTCTCAAGTCTCTTAACGGGTATATGCTCATATTCACCAGGGACAACAAGTTCATCTTGTCAGGTGAGGATAATGCTACCTTCCGTTTAGATGAGGCTCCCGACCAAAAAGGCACTTTTAGCCAAGAAACCGTGGCAGCTGATGATAACTTCGTTTACTATCTCAGTGACGATGGAGTGTATCGTTCAAATGGCACAGAACCTCAATCCCTTTCTGAGCATATTTTTGAGCAGGTACGTACCTTAGCCAATAAGAATACATCCTGTCTTTGCGTTAGCAAAGGACGCCTTTACTTCTGGTTCAGGAGTCAAGCCGCAACTTACAATGACCAATGTTATGTATGGAACTTGAATTACGGTTCAGGCGGTACAGATTGTGTGGAAAGCCTAGACATGAATGCCAATGTTACCCGAGCAGTAAATGCGTTTAGGGACAATGATGAACTTCTGGTTGGCAGCTCAGTTATCGGCCAAGTATACTGGCAGGAACTGGCATCGAATAATTACCACAACCTCGGTGGAGACTTGGAGTATACCCTCCAGACACACTATATGGCGTTTGACACACCTGCTGTTCTTAAAGAGATTCGCTACTGGGAGCCACGCTTTGCAGCCCAAAGTAGTAGTTACGATATAAGTTGTGAGTATGCGTATGACCTCCGTGACAACTGGCAGCTTTACAGCAGCCCCGACGTCCAGGGTGCAGGAGTCACATACGGTAGTGGCGCGCTGTATGGTGATGGTGAAATATACGGTACGACATCTGAGACTCAAGCATACTTGTACGTTCCTGGTGAGTACCGGCGTATTGCGCTTCGATACACTCATACTGCTGCTCGACAACCCCACACATTTTTGGGGCATAGCTTAGTGGTGCAGCAAAGGAGAATGAGGTAATGGCTAATCCACTAACAACCAGCAACAGCGACCAGGCAAATAATAACGAGGTTAATAACCTTATCCGTGAAGTAAATGGCATGAAAGTTACGCAAATATTCAAGGACGACACGGGTGTACGGCGAGTCTTGCTTGGAAAAGGGCCGGATGGCTTTTATGGGCTTAAGGTTTCCAAAGACACGTTCGATGTTTACGAAGCTGATGATGATGACCTTGTATTTAATAGTGAACAGAACGTATTCAAAATTGTGGTGAGCAGTACTTTTAACTGGCAACCTGTTTTATCCTCGAATACAGCCAGCTTAACCATTGCACACAACCTTGGCTTTACGCCGATACCACTGGTATACATCGCAAGTACGACTTCAACAGATTACTACCCACTGCCTCACAGTGCGTCCACGACTGTATCAGGGGGTTTTGTACAGTTCCAGGACTACTTTACTTGCTCGGTTGATGACACCAATTTGTACATTACAAACATTTGTTCACTAGCAAACCCACGGGCAAATAATTTGTTCAAATACTACCTACTCCAGGAAACCGCAAAGTAGTATCTTGCTTATGTCACAATGTGTTATTATGTAAATAACATAGGCGGGCTGTAGGCTAAGATGGCAACTAAAACGCTCAAGCAGATAACTTCGCAACTCAACAAAGCCGACCAAGGCACCATCAATTCGATTAAGAAACGCCAAGCCCTCATACCTCAGGAACTGGCGGATGAAGAAGCGGGTCTTAAAGCCACGCAAGAAAACGCTTTTGGTGAAATTCTCAGTGGCGCACGACAGCGTGGGCTTGGATTCTCAGGCATCCCTCTTGGCGAACAGGCCAAGTATACAGCCAGCAACTTCTTGCCAGCTGTCGCTAACCTAAAGCGGAGTGGACGCGAAAAGGAAATGTCACTTACTGACGCTATCCTCGGTATTCGTTCCGGGAACGCAAAAACAGCCCTTGGCTTATACCAGCAAGAAAAAGACCGCGCCGAACAACGGCGTCAATTTAACCTTAACTTGCAAGAACAACGACGCCAGGCAGCAGCTTCCCGTGCTGCCGCAAGTGCAGGCAGCGGATTCAGCCCGTCACTCGGAGCTTTACTCGGAGGCGGAGGCGCTCAAGGCGGGTATGGTATGAAACAAAAGGCTAAGACACGAGGGTTTGCTTTCGTAGGGCCTAACGGTCAGCCAATTAGTGCAGCAATGTATGCTGCAGCTACTGGTACACCTTTCCGGCAATTACTCCAACAGATGGCTAAAAAGGGTGATGTTGGCGCCAAGAACGCTCTCAGCTTTGTTGGTGACGACTTTGGGTATGACCCAGGCCGTATTGGCAATAACAAGAGCCTATACGACGCTCTGACGTGGGGTACAAGGTAATGCCTCCACAACGATTAAAAGGATTTAAGTACGCTGCAGCTGTCCAAGACCCTAATCAAGTCTTTGAGGCTATTCGTATGCAACAGGAGCTTGCACGGCAAGCGCAGATGGCACAACAACAGCCAGACCAAGGCCCCGGTGGTTTACTGGGCTTCTTTGGGGACGTA